GACGTTATCACGGGCCACCTCCTCGCGTGTTTTGTTTAAGAGGATACTGAGGCGCTGAATCTCTGAAGATTTCTCATGCCCAACATAGGCCAAGACACCCAGTAGCGCCGTTAATACCATGTTCCAAAGCATCATTTCCATTTAACACTTCCACCGCTTTCTAGCCTGCCGAATACGACTGTTTGGATCTTTAGCGGCTTCAGGAAACTTTTTCATTTGACCAGCCGACCGTGCGCAAAACGATTTACGCCGAGCTGCATCTTTAGGACCGGGGTTATCAGATGTAACCGCAGTCTTTAACTTTGATCCAGGATTAGCCCGGCGATATGCGGCAACACCCTTGGCAGTCATGCCAGCACCTTGCTTGGTGGGCCGGAAGTTACCAGACTTCACCGAGGTTGCTATGCCCATGCCTTTAGACTTAGCCATTACGCAGCCTCCTTGGCAGCATCGACCGGACGCAGACGGGGATAGAGATAGTCTTCTCCAAAGTTCCCCTCAAACTCATGTACGCCCATGTGGCCGAGCTTGATTGTCGGGTCAATCCACACGGTAAACCCAGCCTGTCTTACCCTTTCACAGAACACAAAGTCCTCACCCATGTAACCTTCTTCTTGACTCAACATGAAGTCAAAGTAGGCATACATGTCGCACTCGTGGTTCTGGTCAAAGTATTTCCACTCTGGGTGCTTTTCTTTCAGAGTCTCAAATACAGTCCGTTGGATCATAATGAACCCGGTACCAACCCGCTTGGCTCTTACCAGGCCCATCGAATCCATCATCACATGACCATCTTCGTCTTGGTCTAACATCGAGAAATAGACCTTCTCTTTTTTCCTTGCGCATCCAATACCGGCCACGACAGGGCGGGTCTTGTTAAACGCCAGAAGTCGGAAGATGTCATCGGCATTGATGACCATGTCTGAGTCCACCATAAGCAAGTGGTCGCAGTCAGACTCTAGGAATAACTTGGCAATACTATTACGGACACGGGAGACCACGGAGCATCCAGAGATGTTAGCTAACTGGACTGCTACTCCGTGTGCCTGTGCCTTAACACAGAACTCTGCTAACGAAATAGCTAGCTTTACGCTTATCTTGAAGTCGTAAGCGGGCAGGCCAATGAAGACCTTGCTGCCAGCTAGATCGTAGGATTGTTCTTGGTGCATGGTTATCCGTAGTAGATGGTTGCGGTAACGCTGTTTTCCAGATAAATCCGGATACCTTTCCGTGCAAGGATTCCCTCGCCCGGGATGATATTGAAAACATCGTTTGCCGTAGTGACCTTGCTAATTACCATTACATCGTTGTAGACCAAAGCATTACCAGAGGCATCTCCAGCGTCTGCTACGGTTACGGTAAAAGTATTTGCATCAGCCACTGTAACAACTTGATAAAAGTTGTCTGCTGGGTTTGTGCCGCCTGACCAATCTATGAACGCATACTCACCAACGACTAGACCGTGGTTCTGAGCAGTAACCGTGGCGGTTGTTGTTGAACGAGTATAAGTTCCAGAGATAGACGTATCGTCATACATCCCCACAATACCAGGACTGGTTGTAGCCGAGCCAAACAAAAATGCTTTCAGCCGGGTGCGGTACGGGATGATTAGGCCAGACGCAGTCGCATATTGCGATTTAACGTCATACTGCATTGATGGCATCTTGGTTCTCCATTAATAAGGGGCCGAAGCCCCCTAGCATTAAGAAGCGCGAGTGACCAATTTCCAGCTAGGCGAAGAAATAGTACCTGCTTGGATGTAAAGATCTGCACCAGTAATGTCAACATACATGGAGCCAGGACCAGCAAAGTTATCGCCAGTACCAGAAGCGCCAGAAGTCGGAGCGCCTGCGCCAGTCATAACAACCACGTTGTTAGAAACGCGAATCTCTGCTTTCTTGTACGGTTGAACCGAGCCACCGCCACCAACTGCGTCTTGGAGGTTCAGGTCCATACCATAGTCAAAGCCAGAAGCGGCGGTTGACTGAGTCATGCCAATACCAAAACCTGCACGAGCCGTGGTGGTGCCACCATCGCCATCCATCCAGGCCATCACAGCAGCATCACCAGTGGTTGTGGTGTTACCAATAACGCCCATCACGCCAGCCTTGGCAAATGTGGAAGCGTTAGTACCAGTGATCAAATACCGACCAGTTGCACCAATGTAATAGGTTGCGGTTGATGTAAGGTTGGAACCAAACACCTGACCTGACGAACCTTGTGCGCTTGATGGATCAGTAGCTGTGCTGCTACCAAAAGCACCAGTTGGGTTAACAGTAAAAGTTGCGCCGCGAGTTGCAGTGCCAGCTGTGGTTGAAGAAGAAGTTAAATAAGGTGCCGAGGGAGTGCCGAGAATAAAGCCATTCTCAGACGCGACTGGCCCCGAAAAGGTAGTCCGTGCCATTAGTAAATCTCCGTGTAGTAGCACATCCCCGCACCGTCTCTACTAAGTCTGCTAGGCCAGTCAGTACGGGTAAAAATCCTAGACTTAAACGACAGAATACAGAAAAAAGGGGGTTTTGCAACCCCCTTTTCCTTACGCTTAGGAAGCGCCCGGCGAACCGAACATTCCAAGCGGATCACTAAAGCCGAAGCTGTAACGCTCACGAGCCTTGTAACGGACGTTACCGGTGTCGAAGTCGCCGTCCATGCTGTTTTGCAGCGGGGTACGGACAAAGTGCTTCATACCGTTGGGAACGTCTGTCGTCAGGAACCATGCGTTCGTATCCGTCAGATAGTGGTTAACGGTATAACCCTCTGGGATAGAACCATTGTTCTTGATGGCGTTGATGTCGTTGTCAGCCGTAGCTACGCGAAGCTCAGTCTCAAGCAGACGGGTCGCCACGAACATCAGTGCGGGCGGAACAATCAGCTTCTTGGGCTTAGCGGCGATCAGCAGACCACGCTCATCCGTCCATGCAGCGATCTGAATAACAGCGGCCTCAAGGGAGGTCTCATTCAGGTCAGCAGGCGTGGCCGGCTCGTTGGAGTTAACTCCACCAGACACCAGGGGGTGATCGGTAGCAAACAGAGGTTTGCCATCACCGCCCGGGAAGTTAGCGGAGAAACCATTGTTAAGCACGTTGGCGGCTTTAACTTGTTTGGTATAAGCCATAGCACGAGCCAGTGCTTTGGTGTACCGGGACGACAGGCTGTCGTACAGGTTGTCCTCGATTGCCTCTTCGGTAATCGAGAAACCCAGGGCGATGGTTTCGTGGTTGTAACGTGCAGTGAAAGCTTCCTGCGCATTGTCATAAGCAATGGCAGCGCCCTCGTTCTTCACCGGAGCGGCGGAGAATCCGGACAGCTTGGTTTCTTCTTCGAAAGAACGCTCAGAGGTCTCAGTCTCATAGATCTCTTTATGCTCTTCCCCGTAGGTTGCGTATTGCAGACCAAACAGTGCGTTCAGGCCCGGGAGCAACTCTTTCAGTAGTTGTGCGCGTGAAATAGCCATTTAATAGCTCCTTATGCCGACACTGTGCTACCAGTAGCGTTGTAGTACTGGTGCAGGCCAAAGTTAAACTTAACGATTACCTCGGTATAAGAACCGGGGAAACCAGCGATAGCCGTGTCAGGCACCACATCAACCACACGGAACGGCAGCGTAGCGGTATCAGCAGTAGTAGCCGAAATTGCAGCAGCCGAATCACCAGTAATGGTTGATCCACTTGCAGCGTTCGGTACATAAGCGGTGTTCTGACCAACAGCTGCCTGGGTCACAAACGATACCGTGGTAGTACCAGCGGTAACGACTGCAACTTTGAAGAGTGCATCCGGATCATCCAGGACGAAAGCCTTGATGTCGGTAGCACTTACGCCGCCAGGATAGTACTGTTGCTGGAGCAATTGCTTGGTTGTGGGATTGGTGTACTGGCAGCCAAGGAAGATACCAACAGCAGCAAAGCTGGAGCTGGTAGCCGATACCTTGGAAATCGTACCGCCCGTGTTCAGAGCAACAACGTCGCCATAATAAATAGCGGTGCCGGAGCTAGAAGCAATGGGCAGCAGACGGGTCGAGCCAGCAAACACCTGACCGCCGATCAAATTGATCGGACGTAGCCCGTAGGGGCTTGAAACAGCAGGATATGCCATGTTAAACCTCGTTCAAAAAGTTATGAGCCTTTACCGAAGCTAACCGACGACTTCCGCTCTCTATAAAGCGGCATCCGTGGGTCAGATTCGCGCATGAAGTTGTTATCAACAGATTCAGTCTGGCTTTCGGTCAGTCTCTGAAAGTGAGCATTCCGTTGCTCGACTAATTCTGTCGGGGTCTTGCAGAGAATCAGTCCACCAATAACTACGTTGTCTTTGAACTTTTCATTAATGTCAGTTCCGTGCAACATCAGTTCTGGGTGGTCGGACGCCCTGACGGGTTCCCATCCCTCGCGAAGCTTGGCAGACAAGTTGGTCGGGTCAGATTGGTTCAGAGTTGATAAACGAATCCAACGGAATTTGTACCCGTCCTGCGGCGCAGGCTCAGGTAAAAGAGTAGGAGGTGTCCAGCTCTTTACACGTTGGTTGTTGTCTCGTAAATCAAGTTCTCTTGTTGTTCTGTTCTCAGCCATTTTGTTTCCTCGCTTCTTCTGCAACCTTTTTGGCGTAGAGTTCCAAAGGAACACCAAGCCGCTTGGCGATGTTAACCTGCGTTTGTGTTAGTACGATCTTTTTAGAGGCCGTACTGCGGGTCGCAGGCGCAACCACGCTAGCTTTAGCACGACTCGGCTTTTCAGCTTTGTCGGAATCTTCCGGAGAATCAAAGGCATCCGGAAAAACTTGTCGCATACGAGAGTCAATGCGCTCGTAGTACTCTTCACTTCTCGGGTCAATGCCCGTTTTGACTAGCTTCTGGTGCAATCCAAGCGCAAAACTAGTCATTTCCTCGTCCTGTCCAAACCACCGATTTTCTTGTTGCCAGGCAAGTGCTTTGGTGTCAGCTTGAGGCGCTTGAACGTTTAAACTGGGTTCTACAGGAGTTTCTTCCTGTTGTAAAGAGGGTCTGAAATTGTTAATCCGGTCGGCTTTTATCTTGATGGAGGTCAATTCGTCCTGCGCCTCGATCAATTTTTCGGTATCTCCGGCCTCGTAAGCCTCTTTGTACTTCTGTTTTGCCTTTTCTAGCTCAAAACCTACCGACTGCTTGGCCTGATTTAGCAAAGCTTCTTGGCCTTTGCCCAAAGAACCCTTGAGTTTCTTGTTTTCTTCGACAATTGCCTGGGCTATACGGAGAGCTTCCTCCTTTTCCCGCATTGCAGCATCAGCCCGGCGGCGCTCGTCGTGGTATCCCTTGGTGAATTTCTCAATTCGTCTGCGAACATTCTCAGAATATTGAGACAATTCCTCCTCGGTGACGTCCTCCGGGGCCGAATCCAACGGTTTTCTGCCGCGATCCTCCTTCGGAGTGTCGTCTACGACCTCAATTTCTGCGTCAGATTTAGCTTCTTTCTCCAGAGGAAGCTCTTTTTGAGCCTTTTCTTTGGATTCCCGCTCTTCTTTTTCGTCCGGAAACTCGTATGTTACTTTTTCAAACTCAGCCATTTTCTACTCCTTAAGCACGGGAAATTCCCCGGGGATCTTCAACCACGGCCTCGACAGAATCGTCGTTTATCAGCCTAAATTCCCGGCCATGAATCTTGACTCGGGTACCAGTGTTAGCCCTCACTAACACAAAATCCCCCTTCTTACACCAAGGGCCGTGGGGGAAACGGTCTTTATCTTTGTAGCAGTCCGGACCAAGCTCAACTACGAAAAGAACATTGGTAAGCAGTTCTTCATACCGCATGATCTGCTCAGCTTTGAGAATGCCGCTTTCGTATTTGTCCTCGATCTCAGGGATACAAACCAAAATCTTGTATCCCATAGGCTTAGGCAGCTGCCTTGCTTTTTCCTCGGGAGTCTCGGGTAGAACCGTCGCCTCCTCCGGTGCATCAGGGTTTACCCCTATTAAAAGTTCACTCATCAGAGTTCTCCAAATTGCGCACGAGGTCTTCTACTAGTTGTTTTGCGGAAATAAGTCCTCGGATCTTTCCGCAACTTTCTCGGTACTCGGCGTAGTCTTTTGCTTGTCCGGTACCTAGAAATTCTTGTATTTGTGCAATTTGGTCGTCTAACTGAGAGGAAAGTACTTCTAGCACTCTCGTGTTCATTCATTAACCCTTCTTCAAAATGTCTGCAGTGATCTTCTTTTCGTCTGCCCGGTCCTTGGCCTGAAGTCTTGCGGCCTCTTTCTGGGCCTCGATAGCAATCCTCTGCTGCTCTACCTCTATACGCGCAGTGTTTAAACGCTCATCTGACTGCTGTTTCTGAGCTTTTAAGGTCAGTTCAGCCTGTTCTTTTTGGGCTTTGTTTTGGATTTCCTGAGCCTTAAGCTGCAACTCTTGCTGCTGCATTTGAATAACAGGATCTTGTGCCTGGGCCTGAGCCTGCTGTTGAGCTGCTTCTGCCTGGTTCTTCTGGAGAAGCTGGGCCGAGGCTTGAGCTACGAGCTGAGACAGGTTGACTTCCACATCCTCCGGCAGGTTCTTGTCCGGTGGGGGAAGCGGTACACCCAGCGTGACTTCGATATCTCTGCGGTACTTGAAGCCAAGGTGTTCTGCAATGTGGGCCATGAGCGAAGCTTGGATCTGTTGAGCCATTGGGTTTTGACCAATCGCTCCCATGATCTTGGGATCTTGCATCATCGTCTGGTGAACCGCGATGTGTGCGTCGTGGTCCTGGTAGATAAATGCCTTGAGAGGTTTGCCCTTCAGAGCATTCATGTTTTCCGAGACCGGATCTACAGGCTTTTGATCGTCGATGGTCGGTACGAGCTTTGCTGCATCCTTAATGCCAAGGACGTCAAGCATCTGGCGGTGTAAAGCAGGAAGGTCGTAAATCTGAGGCGCGGATTGAGCCAGTTGAATAACCGCCTGATACTGGACAACTCGCTGCGCCATAGTGGCGGCGTTTGGATCAGAGACTGGGATGACTTCAACAAGGTCGTAATCACTTTTCTTTGCGCGGGGTGGTGCGTTCTGCGGTTCGTAAGCATACGAGTCCTCCGTATAGTCACGGATGATGTTCTTCAGGAGTTTGAACTCCTGTTTCATCGCGTGATGGACCCTCGCCTGCACGGCACTCATGGTCTTCAGCTGTCTTTCAAGTAAAGCCAGAGTTGTGCCGACCGGAGCTTGTGCGCTCATATCGGACACTTTCATGTCTGCGACTGAGGCAAGCCGACGCGCTTCGTCGTTTACTTGATTGAGCAGCTGAAGAAGGGTCTGACTCGGCTCTTTATAAGGCAGAGTCATTATGTTGTCTTTAATCGCTCCACCGGGAATGTCCACATCTCTAAATTCACCTGGAGCAATCGGCGTGTCGTCTCCCTTTACTCGGAGACCTCGGGCTTTAAGCCCTCCTGGAAGGTTAGCCAGGGATCCTGCGTCAATAAGTTGACGTATAAGCGTCGTGCCTCCGCGAGCATACCCACCGATAATATGAATGAGGCCAAGGTTGTAAAAGCCAAAGCCGGGAATATAGCCATAGTGAACGAAATGGGTCCGTTTAAGCTTAAGGGGGTCATCGGGATTCCAGTTTCTACGAATGGCGAGGACTGTTGATGTCCCTTTATCAATCGTAATGATGTACGGGAGTGCGATTCCATCTTTATCCTCGTATCCTGGCAGGTCAATGTCAGCTTGAATCTCAAGCAATGTATATCTGTCATCTGAAGTTAGCGTGAAGCCTGCCTCTTCTGCCTTCTTCCTTTCAATGTCGGTCTGAATAAAGACCGGATCTCCAAGATCTACATCACGATAAAATCCAGCGACCATTAGTCGCTTTAGTTCATTCTTTGTTTTCCGCATCACATGGGTGACACGGGGTGCAGTCTCAAGATTAGATGAGCCGTAAGGAACGATCACATCCTCGGCAGATACAAAGATACTGACCTGGCGTCCGAGACTCGGATCGTAGTAAACCTTTTTAAATGCTGAACCTTGAAGACCTAGGGAGTAGAGAAGTCGCTCATGCTCTGGTCTGTATTCCACCATGACTTCGGTGAGCTGATAGTTCATGTCCTGCTGGACACGCTCTGATGCTTCCTCTTTAAATTTATTGGGCTGACCTATGATCTTCGTCTTGACCGGTCCCTTGGCCGGGAAGGTCTCCATGATCGTCTCGGACTGGAATCTGATCGCTGCTTCGGAAAGCAGGGTGGAGAAGATTCCACAGGCTCCGTTCCAGGGTTCTGTTCTTTCTTCGTACTTAATCCCCAAGACCTCCAGACCTTTGACCAGCATGTCGGCCCAGTCTTTTCGGGAGTTCTCATCATTCTCTACGTCTGATGTTAGGTCAGAGCCAAGGCTTGTTAGCTCAGACTCATCCATGTGTTCGGCTATGTTGGCATTGAAATCAGTCT